CCCGAAAAAGATTTAGGAGCAGCCCCGTGAAAGATAAACCGAAGCACCTTCTCAAAGACAAGAGCAGCAAGCCGGAACAACCGGCCGATCCGAAGGCGAAAGCCAATCCGTTCGCCAAGGCCAACCCGCCCAAACTCAAGAAAAAGAAGTAGGCGAAACATGGCGCGTGCACCTGAGAAAACCGCCGGTCTTTTCGGCGACGACAAACTTGAGCCCGTGGCGACTGAATGGTTCGATCTTCCGGAGCCGCCGAAGATCGGTGAGCCCGTCGAGTTTCCCTACAACGGGGTTGCGGTCACGCTGCTTTCGCCGGGTCGCGACAAGGAAGTCGCTGCCGTCTGGCGTTCGACGCGCGCCTTCCGTGATGGGCGCTGGATCGGCGCGCGTTTCTGGGCGATCCGGAATTCCGGCGGCCAGCGCGTGCCGTTTCAGCCGGTGGCTTATAAGAAGTTCGAAGAGCCGATGTTTGTGCCGAAGAAGGCGGAAACGAAATGACTGTCGTTCCGCATTTTAAGGAGAAAGTAATGAGAGGCGAGATGTTTCGCATTTCATTTCCGGAACGGCCTACGGTGGACGTTTTGTTGTCTTATGCGAAGGATAAAGAAGCGGGGCGTCTGCCGTCTTACTTGGTCCTGTCACGGCGAGACTATCTGAAACTGGAAGACTCCGCGCGGGAGTCGGATGTTACGGACAGTCAAGGTGTTAAGATTTACTCCGACCCATACCAGAAAGATGGACAGATATGGGTTAGCTGGCCAGAGGTGAAGTGATGACGAGACCGTCGGAGACTTACCGCGGCGCGCGCCGCATGCGCTGGAAGCAGATCAATGACGAGCGTCCCACGGGCGCGCGCCGCGCGACGTGGCGGGATGTCAACCGGTTCGCCGCGCAGGTGTTTCAAGAGCAGCGAATGCGACAAACGAAAAAGGTAGCGCGATGAGCAACGACTATCCAATCATCAGACTTGAAGCCAGAGGACTCGGAGTTGCTGTCACCGCGGCACTCCGGCAGCATGTTGATGTTATCAAGAAGCAAATCGATGAGGAAGTTAAGGCGGCGGTTGAGACTTTCGATTTCGAATATGAAGTTCGCCGAGTTGCGCAAGACGTGTTTAGTCATGCGGTTAAGAATTCTATAGAAAATTATTTTCTCTACGGCTCTGGCAAGGATACGCTCGATCGGCTTGTTTCAGAGACGCTCAAGGAGCGCGCTAAATCATGACCACGAAATATGAGGGCTTTGAAGTGCTGCCCGACGACCCCGCCGAGTATCACCCGCCGACGAAATATCGGATCACTTATTCTTGTTCCAAGTGCGGGAAAGAGTTCACTAAGACACATGCCGGCATCCCGAAAAAAGAGCCAAAGTGTCCGAACAAGGCCTGCTCCGAGCAGGCCGAGGTCGCGCAATTGCGCAAGGAAGTCGCCAATCTGACGGCGATGCTGGAATCAGGGGAAGCCCCCGCGCAGATCGGGCATCGGCCGCGCACCAAGGCGATCGACACGACGGCGGAAGTGGTCATGACCGACTACGGTTTTACCAATTTGCCGGACAACATTCGTCAGGGCGAGGCGATGGCGCCGAAACTTCCGGCCGCGCAGCAGGCGGCGGCGGATGGATACTTCGGCGGCCAAGGTCTGCGAACGACGAACATCATTCCGGGAACTCCGACAGTCGAGGTTTCCGCCAAACAGATCAATCTGCTCGGTCGGCGCGCGCTCGCCGGTGCGTTCCGAGGCATGGCCGTCACTCCAGGGGCGATCGCGCCGCGCGGCGTGCGCCCCGGTGAGAAGGCATTGCATATGGTCCGGACGGAACCGACAGGGAAACGTGAGCGATGAGAGGCCGAAGTTTAAAGATCGAGTTTCTCACAGGGGACGAAAGATACTCTGTGAACTATGTTCACCCAAACGTATTTAAGCAGCTGCCGCTAGATCGGGTGGGGTGGCCATTTGTTTTCTCGATGATCGACGGGACGATCGTAATGTGGCCAGATCCAGCAGAGAAGGATCTTGTCGTGGACATTTCGCTTAGCAGCGCATCTGGAGAGACGTAGATGCTTGAGAATTGTGACGTTCGAGATATTTTGGACTGGGTTTTCAGTCGCGAGGGTCGGTGGGCGTATAACGCTACAATGCCGTTCATGGATGCTGACACATGCGCCTATGCTGAGGATTTTGCGCTGTTTTATTGGGGCGCCTAACTATTTCTTGTGCCCCGCGTGCTGTTGAGCGTGCATTAGCAGCTTCATCTCTTCCGCCTTTTTCTGCGCTTCGGCGCGCGCGATCTCGCGGCGGGTGATCCCGGCGATTAGTTCGTCCGGATCGGTCACGTCGACGCGATCGATCAAATCCGCTGGCGACAGCGCGCCGACTTTCAGCAGGTCGAACGCCAGTTGTTTCGCTTCCGCGGCGAACGCCGGCGATGAAGAATGCGAGTCGACGGTCAATCGAAGCTCGTCAGGCAAGTCGGCATAGGAAAAATAGACCGGAACTTGGCCCGGCGCCGGTGGCTGGATCAGAACTTCGTCGGTTTTGGCGTCGTCGGTCGCTTCCATGCCCGCCGCCGGACCCGGAACCCAAGCGATCATCTTGTCCGCGTCGTGCGCGCGGGAAATATCCAGGGTGTTCGCGCCGAAGCTCTCAACATCGCGCTCGACCAGCAGCGCGCGGTCCTTGAATCGTGGCGAGAACATGCGCACCAAGGTCTCGGCGTGTTCCGCCGAGCGCACGCCGGCGTCGCCCTGGCCCTTGGCGATCGGCGGCAGGCCCATGATGTCGTCGAACATCCGTTCATATTCGTGCAGAAATGACGCCAAGTCCACTGGGATTTGGATGTTGTCGCGTTCAGCCTTGGCGTTCATGTTGGAGTCGGACCAATAGCCGCCGGCGCGGTTGAATTTCGACATCACTTGCTGATTGACGCCGGAGACGCCGGTGAATTTCATCGACGGGTCTTCCTGTTTGCGCAGCAATTTGTTGATCCCGACCAGACGCGCGTTGATCGCCTCTTGCAGCAGCACCAGACGTGTCACTTCGCTCATTCCCCAGAAATAACCAGGCACCGGGTTGGGGCAAAACGTGTTGAACGGGTGGCAGCCCTTCAACGCGGGCGATGAAATGTTGGTGCGCGGGTCATGCGCGAAAGCGTTGTTGATGGCGTAGCGGCCATAAATCAGCATGTCGTCGCCGACAAGTTGAAAAGTCGCCCAATCCTCGCGTTTATCGTCCCAAACGTAAATTTCGAACATCTCGAGCATCGCCGCGCGCACATTTGGGTCGACGGTCGGCTTTGGTTGCGACATCCAGTCGACGACACCGCGCAAATTCGAGTTTTGGTTTTGCGTTCCCGCCGCGGAGAAGGGCCGGATGCCGCCGACGACGATATTCATCGCCGATCCGCCGGTGTCGCTCAGCCCGCCGGTCGTGTCGCGGATGTAGCTGCGGCTCTTGCGCATCAATTCAGCCTGGTCGGGCCTCCCGGCCACCAATCTGTCGAATTGATGTTTAGTGATGAGCATGGAGTGGCAAAAAGCTTCCATGTCGCGATCGAGTTTGTTGTGATTTTCGCGCCAGACGCCAAAATCTTCCGGCTCGACTAGATGCACGGACAACTTGTCTTTCCAAAGCTGCTTGGTGACGCCCAGCCCTTTCACCAAGCCGCTTCGCACCGCCATCGGAATCGTTGAATCGGCGTCGGCTTGGCGCAAGCGCTGGCGGATCTTCGCGGCGGCGGCGCGTCCCTTAGCCTCGTTCAAAATATTGGGCACATCAGGATCGCCGATATGAAAACGTAGCGAGATCGGGCTGAAAAGCAGCGATTCAAGATCGTCGAGCGACGCATAGGTCTTGTTGTACATCGCCGGCACGCTCGGATCGGATGATCCGAGAGTCGCGAAATTGTTGAAAAACGTGCCGCGATTGGTGCGGTCCACGCGCGACGACATGCACTGATCTCGGATGTCCCGAGCGAAGCTTTCCAAGTCTTTTGAAGGAATTCGCATACCATCCGATCCTATCGTATTGATTACGCGAGGCTTTGAGCAAGCCTACATTGACAGCTTGGCTTGGTCCAGTGTAAGTTGAGCGTGCTAGATGCCGGATGAAGCTAGTTTCCCCGGTGTTGTCCACCCAACGATGGAGACTCTCTCATGATCGCGACTTTCGAGCGTCGTCATAAGGGCCGTAAGGGCCGCAAGTAACCTCTGCGCTAAAGCGGGGGTTTCACGACCCCCGTTCGCTCTCATATAGGAATAATTTCCTTGCCGCTACCGACGCCAATGCCCGGAATGGGCGCACCCCCCGGAGCGGCTCCGCCGATGCCGATGGGCGCTGGCACTGGAGCAGCGGCGCATCCGGGTCCGCATCTCGGAACGCAGCAGCAAGGATTGACCGGCGTGAAAGTGGGTCTTGAATCGCTGCAAAAAGCGCTTCCCCAACTTCCGATGGGCTCAGAACTTCATACGGCGGTGCTGAAGGCGATCGAGCAGATCAGCAGCAAGCTGGAAAAAGCTGGCGCTCCCAACGATCCGAGCGCGGTGCTTCAGCAGTTGGTCGAAATGGCCCGCGCCGCCAAGGTTAATCCGAATGCGCAAGCCGCGCTGCCGCAAGGCGGGGCTCCAGGCGCTCCCCCAGGCGGTCCTCCGCCGATGATGCCGCCCATGATGTCGGGCGGCGAATAGCAAGGATCAAGGTCATGGCCGAAGGCAGATTCCCAAAGCCGTATGTTGAATCCGTGAAGAAGGATGAGGCCATCATGGTTTACGTCCCGATGGACAAGATGGGCATTGGCGCGCGTGCGTCGGGCCTGCCGAGTCAGGCTTCGGACACCGAGAGGATGTCGTTGCAGCACGTCGGCGGCACCGCCGGCATGTCGGGGAAGAAGTAACCGATCATGGCCGAAGCAACCGCCGCCCAAATCCGCGCCGAACAACTCGTCAACAAACTGTGGCGGGACAAGGAAGTCGGCTCGAAAGTCCAGAAGCTCGCGAAGGAAACTTTCCCCGACGCCGAGATTCATACCGTCGATGAAACTCTGGAGCCGGTTCTGGCGCCGTTTCGCGCGCAGAATGACGCGCTCGCCGCCGAACTGAAGGCCATGCGCGACGAGCGCGAGGCCGACCGCAAGGCCGCGAAAGATCGCGCCGACGAAGATCAAAAGCTCAGCTTTCAAACCCAGATCAGCAAGGCGCGCGACGCCTACAATCTGACTGATGAAGGCTTTGACAAGATGGTCGAGCGGATGAAGGCCACGGGCAACTATCAAGATCCGGAAGCGGCCGCCGCTTGGGTCTCGTCCAAAGAGCCGCCGCCTCCGCCGCCCGGCCCGACCTTTGGCCCTCAAGCTCTGAACCTGTTTGGTTCGCAGAAGGCCGACGAGAATCTAGCGCTGCTCCATCGCGATCCCGAGCGATACGCGGATGAGCAGTTTGCTTTGTTTCATAACGATCCTGACGCCTACGTCGCCGAGACTTTTGGCGGTCGTCGCTAACAACAGGGGCTGATAAATGGCCTACCCGACATCCCCCGTAGCGACCCTCACCGGCTCCGGCATAACTCCCGGTGGTAGTCTTGGCGCACAGTTGGCCGCGATAACGAGACGCGCGGTTGTGCCATCGGTTTTCGTGCAAATCCATCAGTCTCATCCTCTTCTCTCGCTCTTCATGAGCAACGCCAAGGCGGCTCGAGGCGGCGTTTCCCAGATTACCATTCCGGTGCAGGGAAGCTCCTTCGTCTCGTTCAATTGGGGCTCTTTCGCCGGCGACTTCCCGATCCCGACCGATCAGGCCGCGATCCAGAACGCGCAATTTTCGCTGAAGCTCGGCATGGTTCCGATCGGCTTCTTTGGCATGGAGGCGATCCTGCAGTCCTCGGAAGTCATCATTTCGAAGCTGCGCGCCGTCATGTCGGACGCCGCGGTCGTCATCAAGCAGGCTTACGCGCAGGCGCTCTATTCCAACAACTACGCCAACCCCCAGATTTGGGATTCGCTGACGCAAGCCTATGACGACGGCACCAATGTCCCGTCTTACGGCGGCATCCCGCGCAGTCCAGGCCAATTCTGGGCCGGTCAGTACATCGTCAACACCGGCGCGCAAGCCACAACTCGTGTCGGCATGGCGCAGTTGCTCACCCGTATCCAGGCGGGCGCCGGCGGCGAGGCTCCGGACTATGCAGTGATGAATCCCGCCAATTGGGCCGAGCTCATGACCGATTTCATGAGCCTCGAAATGTTCACCACCAAGCCGCGCAGCATTTACGACAAGGATGATGTCGTGAACGCTGGTTTCCGCGCCATTCGCGTCCTCGACACGCCGATCTTCCCCGATCCGTTCTGCCCGCTCGGCACGATGATCGTCGTGAACAGCCGCTACACTGGCCTTTATATGTCGGAGTTCGCTCCGATGACCTTCTCCGGGTTCGAAAGTCAGATCTCCGTCGGCCAGATTTCCGACATCGGCGTTCTGATCTCGGCCGCCGATCTCGTTTGCTCGAAGCCCTCGAGCGGCGCGCAGATCACGGGCATCACGGGCGCCGCATGGCCCAACGTTCCAGGCACCAGCCCGGCCATTCTTTAAGGAGTCTGAACGATGGGTCTCTTCTCCGGTTCCGGTCTTACTCCGTCGCTCAAGGGCGTCGTCACCAACGTCGTCGCGCTGGCGGCGGGCCAAGTTCAAGTCATCGCCCCGGCCGGATGGTATCAGATCCGTGTTGGTATCTACTCCACCATTCAGCAGTACGACCCGATCACTCGAATCTGGCGCAATATCGGCGGCGGCGTGATGGCGGGCGGCACCGAGTACATCTACTCGGATGGCGTGAACTATCGGATCGCCAATCAGAATGGCTGTATTGTCGGCGCCGCGATCACCAACGTTGGCTCGGGCTATACGTCGGCTCCGGTTATCACCCCGAGCGCTGGCGGGTCGATTTGGCGTGGCGCTGGTGGTCGTGGGTGGAGTCGAACAGAAGGCGCATTACCTGGCGATG